ACCGCCTCTGGCGTGATCACGGGATCGACTGTCGAAGCAACGGGTGATACTGCCGCCGGTGATAATGCGGCGATGGGCTTTACAGCCGCAGAAGGTCTTATCCTGACAGGTCAAGGCTCTACAAATGATGTAACTATTAAGAATGACGCGGATGCCGATGTGCTTGAGATTCCAACCGGCACGGTCAATGTGACGGTTGCGGGAGATTTGACTGCGGCGGGGACATTAAAAGCTACGGGAGATACTGCGGCAGGGGATGGAGCCGCTTTAGGCTTTACGGCGGCAGAGGGCTTAATACTTACGGGCCAAGGCTCGACTAATGACGTTACTATAAAGAACGATGCTGATGCCGATGTACTGGAAATTCCCACAGGCACTGTCAATGTAACAGTTGCGGGTGATCTTACCGCCGCAGGAACCTTGAAGGCTACTGGCGACACGGCGGCAGGAGATGGAGCCGCGCTTGGATTTACAGCCGCTGAAGGCTTGATCCTCACAGGTCAGGGTAGCACCAACGATGTCACGATCAAGAATGACGCTGATGCAGACGTAATTGAGATCCCAACAGGCACTGTCAATGTAACAGTAGCGGGCGATCTTACCGCCGCAGGAACCTTGAAGGCTACTGGCGATACAGCGGCAGGAGATGGAGCCGCGCTTGGATTTACAGCGGCAGAGGGCTTAATTCTAACAGGTCAGGGTAGCACTAACGACGTTACCATTAAGAACGATGCAGACGCTGATGTTCTTGAGATTCCAACCGGCACTGTTAACGTCACGATGGCAGGTACTGTTACGGCGGTAAGCACAATTGTCGGTAACGCGGGGCTACACGTAAAGAACGGCGCGACAGGCGCAGGATTCGTACAGTTCTTTGAGGATTCCGATAACGGAACTAACACGGTTACATTAGCTGGCCCAGCATCTACCGCTGACATCACGCTAACGCTACCAAGCTCCACAGGCAACAATGGAGAGGCTTTGGTCACTAACGGCTCTGGCGTGTTATCGTTTGCGGCAGTGGGCGGTGCATACGATGATTGGGAGATTTTAACTTCCGCAACAAATTTAGATAATAAAGGTCAGTACGTTAGCAACAAGGCTAGTGCCTTAACTCACACGTTACCATCTGGGTCGGCGGGTTCAACCGTAATTCTTAAAGCTACTGGCGGTGGTACTGTGACTATTGCACGAACTAGTAGTCAAAAAATAAATTCAACAGACGCTGATGGTACTTTAAATAGCGGTAACTCGGTACAACTTGTTTTTGTTGATGCCACCATTGGCTGGCTAGAACTTTAATTAGGAGATAAAAAATGGCAGTTTTATTAGGCGCACGAAACGAACTTATAAACATACCGATTACAAAGTCGCAAACTTGGACTCCTCCGCTTAACGGGACAGCCGTTATTCATGTTATTGGGGCTGGAGGAGGAGGAGAGGCTCAAGATAACACCAGCACTTCTGCCGCTGGCGGCGGTGGGGCAGGTTATGCTAATAAATTAGTCACTATTTCTACTGGAACAAATTGGACGTTTGTAGTTGGGGCTAGAGGTGGGCGGGCGGCTGATGACGCTGATGGGGCCACTGGAGGCAATTCAACCGCAACAGATGGGACTATCTCTACAATTACTGCAAACGGAGGCGTTGGTGGATCGCACCAAAATGGCGGGACGGGCGGGTCTGCCAGTAATGGCGACGTTAACAATACGGGCGGCAGGGGCGGTTTTTCAACTCAGAGTGGCGGAAATGGCACTGGCGGTGCTGTAGGGGTTCTTGGTACAGGAGCCGCAGGAACTAACGCTTCAGTAAGCAATATGAATACAGGTAACGGCGCAGATTCAGATATTATGAGTCCGTTGTTTGGAAATACTTACGGTTATTTAAGTGGGGGTGGAAGAGGGGGCAAGTCTCTTCACGCCCAAAACTCAGTTGACGGAAACTACACTGTCAACGACTGTGATGGCGGTTTTTTAGCAGGAGGAGGTGCTTGCAGTAGCGGCACGAGCAGTGGCTTTGCCGCAAGAGGCGGTGATGGTGGTACAGGTGCTGGAGGAGGATCTAGTCATACTAATGCCGGCGACAGTATATCATGTGTCGCTGGGGCAGGTGGAGAAGGTCTTATAGTTGTTATGTATTTAACAATTGGATAGAGGAGAAAATTATGAGCAAAAAATGGATTATCAAAGATGCTGATGGCAACGTAACCAATCCTCGTATTATTGGGGACGAGTCGTGGGTAAAAGCTAACTTTGATTATGTTGAGGAATATGTTGAGCTAACAGCACCGGAGCTTACAGCAGAGCAAGAGGCGCGTCTGTGGCGTGATATGGAACTAACGTCAACAGATCAAGCAAGTCAAACATCGGATTGGCCTAACCGCGATAATATACTTTTGTACCGCACGGCACTCCGCGACTGGCCTAGCACAGCAGACTTTCCCAGCACTAGACCTGTTTTAAGTGTTTCTTAAAGAATGAGTACCTGTGACTTTTACTTTTGGAAGGATTTTTTTACCCAAGAACAGATAAAAGACATTTACGCCATAAAGTCTAAAAACTCTTTTGAAGAGTTAGGTAATGACGCATCAGGTAATGGTGGTAACTTAAAACACGTTGCCAAGGTTAATTATGTAGAGGGGCAACATTTAAGTGGCAATTTTAAGCTGTTAAATAATGAGATACAAGTCGTTAATCGTTTAAATTACGGCTTTAACATAGACGAAATATTCGCTACTGATAGAATTTTGTTTAACGAGTATGACACAGAAAATAGTTATGATTGGCATAAAGACGGGTCAAACCATCCTTTTTACGATTATAAGTTTACTATAATTATTAACTCGTCTTTAGGTAGCTATGAAGGTGGTGATTTTGAAATTTTTACTAACGGTGGCGTATTAAAAGTTCCTCAACTTAACAGTTTTGGTAGCGCAATTATGTTTAAAAGCGATATTCCACACAGAGTAACTCCTGTAACAAAAGGCCAACGAAGGAGCATAGTTTACTGGAGAATGGGGCCAAGTTTTGTTTAAAGAGGTAATGTATGGAAATTAAACTATCGAATGTGTTAAGCCTTGTGCCAATCATCGTGGTGGCTACGGGTGCTTAAATCTGTAAAAGATTGGCTTTCTCGGATATATTGGCCTTTATTTGGACCGGACACCTCGGAGAAAGAAAGAGCTAGAGATGAAAAAGGTCGTTATGTGGCGGATGATCCATCGACACCTGACGTAAATGAGGCGTACACTCAAAAACTTGAGAAGATTGCTCGTAAGAAAAAGTCTAAATCTAAAAAGTGAGAAAAAATGCCTCTTACCAAACTTCAGTTTCGGCCCGGCGTAAATCGCGAAACCACCTCGTACACTAACGAAGGCGGTTGGTTCGATTGCAATAAAGTACGCTTTAGGTTTGGAACACCTGAGAAAATCGGTGGTTGGGAGAAAAAGTCTTCTCTAAGTTATTTAGGCACGGCTCGTTCTTTACATCCTTTTATCGCGCTCGACGGCTCACGGTTCATAGGCGTTGGCACACATCTTAAATACTACATAGAAGAAGGCGGCGGTTATACCGATATAACGCCAATTCGTTTAACTACTGCCGTGGGCGACGTTACGTTTGCCAAAGTAGGTAACGGTTCCCCGCTAATAACCGTTACAGAAACTGATCACGGTGCGGTTGAAAACGATTTTGTTACATTTGATGGTGCGGCAACACTAGGTGATGCTATCACTGCGGATGTTTTAAACCAAGAATATCAAATAGTCACTGTTGTAAATTCTAACTCTTACACTATCTCTGCTAGAACTGTTTCGACTATTGGCTCTGTTACTGTTAATGGTGCTATCGTGGCGACTGCGGTAAATGCTACGTCATCAGACTCAGGTAACGGCGGAGGTAGTTCTCGTGCTAAATATCAAATTAACACGGGCTTGGACACTACGGTAATTGGCACGGGCTGGGGTGCGGGGTCTTGGAGCCGTGGTACGTGGAGTTCGGGCTCTTCAACGTCGGTAGCGGGTGCTACTTTACGCATATGGTCCCATGATAATTTCGGTGAAGACTTAATAATCAACGCTCGTGACGCGGGAGTTTTTTACTGGGATAAATCTGCCGGAACGAATGAACGTGCAGAGCCCTTGTCGGACCAAAGCTCAGATACGACTATTCCGACTATTGCCAAACAGGTAATGGTTTCGGACCGTGACAAGCATGTTATTGCTTTTGGTTGTGATGCTGAAACATCTATTGGGACTCAAGATCCGTTGTTAATTCGGTTTTCTTCTCAGGGTGATGCGTTTACGTGGAAGTCAGAAGTTACCAATACTGCGGGTGATTTACGCATTGGTTCTGGGTCCGAGATTGTTGCGGCTATTGAAACACGCCAACAAATCCTTATTCTTACCGACACCTCGGTACATTCCATGCAGTTTATTGGCCCTCCGTTTACTTTTGGTATTTCGCAACTAGGTGACAATATAACGATTGCTTCGCCTTTGGCGGCGGTAGCGGTAGACGAAAGCGTCTTTTGGATGGGCATGGAAGAGTTTTACGTGTTTACCGGTCAGGTTCAAAAGCTCCCTTGTTCTGTTAAGAGTTTTGTTTTTAACGACATAAACAACTTTCAACGAGAAAAGATTGTAGCCGGTGTAAACTCTAGCTTTTCGGAGATATGGTGGTTTTATCCGTCTGAATCCAGTTCTGATAATGACCGATATGTTGTTTACAACTACCAAGAGCAGGTCTGGTACTACGGCTCGTTAGACAGAACTGCGTGGTTAGATCGGGGCATAAACAACGACCCGATAGCCGCGGGCAGTAATGGGTATTTGTACCTTCACGAGGTTGGGTACGATGACGGTAGTACTGCGCCTGTTACGGCTATTGATGCGTATGTTGAAAGCAGTCAGATGTCTTTGGGCGACGGAAACAACTACGTGTTTATGCGTAGGGTATTGCCGGATTTAACTTTTGACGGGTCTACGGTTACTTCGCCTAGTGCTAACTTTATATTTCAGACTAGGAACTTTCCCGGTGGGAATTACCTACAGTCTTCGACCAGTGCCGTGACCAGATCGGCAACAGCACCGGTAGAGCAGTTTACGGATCAAGTCCACTTGCGCTTACGTGGCCGGTCCTTTGCTTTAAAAATCCAATCGACAGGCACTGGAACTAGCTGGCGATTAGGCACACCACGGGTTGATATTCGTCCTGACGGGAGACAGTAATGTCCCGAGGATTAGTACCTCCGCAGTTCCCTAACCCCCCTGAGACATACAATCAGCCTTTTATGGCGCAGATTGTGCGTTCGTTTTCGGTGTTTTTGCAACAGATAAACACACCGGGCATTTGGCGGGCAACCACGTTAACTTTGACTGAGTTACAAAGTGACGACAGTGGTTTAGAGATAGGTGCGGTTTTTGAACACAGTGGGTTTTTAAAAATTGCACAGCTTAATACACCACATGCGCGAGGTTCTGTGGGAACTTCGGCGGTAGGATCGGTGACGGTTACTACGTCATAGACGATTAGAACTAAACTAAGTACAATGAATGAGCTTATACCTTTATCATTGTCAAGCGGAGCAGGATAATGACAAACGCGGCAGAACAATTAGATTACGAAGAGGTTCCTTCGGGGGGTATTGGTGATTTCGTCATGTCCGATGACGACTTTGCTACGCTTGAAAGACAGAATACCCGAAAAGAATTTGGTGATAACGGTATTGCCGAGTTTGAGAACATTGCCGCTAAAATGGCCTCATATGGTCGGTTTGGTGATGACCGCGTTGTCCACGTTGAAACCGGTGAGTTGATTGTTCCGCGCAAGTTAATTGACCAAAGCCCTGCTCTAAAAGAATCTATATTTCAACACTTACGCGAAGCGGGTATTGAAGACCCCGAGCGGTATGTAGTTGGTTCTGCCGAAAACAGCTTTAACCCTGAAACGGGGCTCATGGAGTTTGGTTTCTTTTCCAAGATATTTAAAGGGATTAAGAAAGCTGTTAAGAAAGTCGGAAAAGTTCTCAAGAAAGCCGCACCTATTATACTAGCTATTGCCTTGCCTTACGCTTTACCCGCTTTAGGGTTT